CCACTGCTTCAGGCAATCTGTGTCTGTCAAAGTAATGTAGATGTACATCAAATGGTTTCATTTTTCTCAAAGCATCTAAGCCAATACGTCCAGCCGCAACTGTACCTATGTGCATTCCTTCCACATCATAACTTCTCTGTACTGCGTCAGCGATGTTCCAACCACCTTCGTTCACTATTCTGTGTTGGTTGTGATAGTCTCTGACCATTGAAACGATCATCATGACAATGTGTTCCGCAACTGATCTTGAATTACAGTAGGTAACTTCCACAACATCAATCTTGTGGTCCATAGCCGCTTGTAAATCAACGTGATCAGATCCGATACCTGCCGTGATAGCCATTTTAAGGTTTTTTGCTTTTTCTATTTTTTCCCTTGTTAGGTAGTAAGGAAAGAAAGGTTGTGATATAACAACGTCAGCGTCAACAATGTGTTTGTCGGCTTCGCAGTCGTCACCATCTTTGCTAGAAGTCACAACAAGTTCATGTCCTGCGTCTTCTAAGAACTTTCTAAGTCCTAGTTCACCCGACACACAACCTAACAAATCACCTGGATTAAAATCTCTTCCTTTAGGTGATGGTAGCGTCATGCCATCTGGATACTTCTCTAACTTAGGGAGATCCGTTAGTGGATAACTCTCAGGCATTCCGCCTTTAGGGTCGTCGTATAATACGCAAAGTATTTTCATATATTCTCCTGTTAGTGCTATTGATTATACAGAATTTTCGAGATATTGTCTATATAATTGTTCAGTGGCCATGTTTTTACCTTTGGCTTCTACTTGGATGTCAAAGTTTTCACTGAAGGACAGTGCCCAGTCATTCACTTTTCTGTTTGGTAATAAGTCACTGTGTGCCCTCAGTTTCTGTTTCTTACAGCCACGTTCAAGTAGGTCCTTAATGTTGTGCATTTCGGTGTGTGTCTTATCACCCAAGTTTGCAACTGCCAAGTGTTCGTCTCGCGAATAAGAGTAGTGCATTGTTGGTCTCTGTCCACGCCATGAATCTATAACACGTTTTACTCTATCGTCTGTTGCTTCTATGTATTCCTCATCACGTATCCAGTGATGGTGTATGTCCATGACCAATGCTAGATCTTTTTCAAGTTCAAGACTGGCGTCCAGTCCCCAACCCATCTCATCGTTCTCGATAGTAATCAAATTTCTTGCTTCTTGTGATAGTCTAGGTAGTGCTTTACGTATGCCATCGGGACCTTGCTTACCTGAGATGTGTACGTTTATCTTGCAACCATCCTGGAAACTTTTGCCAAAACCCATCCAACGTGCCATGTCCGCATGGTATTCAAATTCTTCTATGCTACGTTCGACTATGTCTGGAGTGGCACTAGAAAGCACACAAAATTGTCCTGGATGGAAACTTACTTTGACACCAAGTCTCCTTGACATCTCGCCAACAGGTGCAAATAATCTTTCGCAGTGATCTTGTATATGGGGTTGTTGCCACCAACCTTTCCAATCCTTCTCGGTGTAACCTTGCAACATCTCACTACCCAGCCTCACCATCCTACGTTCCGGAGGTAGTGTGCCCACACGTTCAAGCAATCTACGTGCGGCGGTGGCGTTGTGGTTCATGATGTCCCACTGTCTCTGTTCTGCTTCTTCCTTATGTTCTCTCAACCAACGCATTGTTGTTGATCTGCCGTTGAGTTCTCTGTCCTTGGCATTGACTTTCATGCCACCAAATTCTTTTTCTGAGTTAAGCCATTTGCAACAGAAACCAAATTTTTGTACCATGCAATTATTGTAACAGATATTTGTGTATTGTCAATCTTTGTAGAAGGCCCATTGCCCAATTATGTCACTGCACTTCAGTTTGAATCCGTATTCGCGATCTATATCACGTAAGATTTTATTTGCTTTAGCCATGCTAAGACCAATGTCTGCTGGTAATGGCAGTGCTTCTATTTCTTTTTGTTTCATTGCCTTGGCGGCCTGTACCCTATGCCATCCGTCTGTGAGCAGATAGTATCCGGAATCTTTGATGGGAGTCACGAGGATAGGATCAAAAGGTTCTGACTGTTTTTTTAGTTTGTTGATCCAACCTCTTTTTTCTTTGTTTAGAGGACGCACCGCTCCCAGTCCCAACTCTGCCATTGTGACCAGTTTGTCTATAGGTACATTTTTTCTTTTTAATTTAATCTGTTTCATATTCTATGTTGTTGATGTCTTGAATTATTCTCCACTCATCGCCATGTGGCAGTGGCTTACGCAATGGATATTCGTTGACATCTGATATCTCTCTGTATTTGTTTGCACAGGGCGGGCCACAGAATGGTCGTATTATACGTTTGTCGTACTTTGTGTCATACAAACTGTCATACCAGTATATGGCATTGAAGAATTGTTTTTCACAGACGTAACAGGTGTGAAGTTTAGTCATTTCCTGGTAGTGATGTCATCTGTCTCATACCACCTGTGTTGACGTATCCTGCCTTAGTTCTGTTCTGCTCAGGTTCATCGTCTGACACAAGTAAGATATCATTTTCATCTATCATTCTTACTTCTAGTTCTAATCCCTCTTTCTTGACCTTGAATCCTCTGCTCCATCTTCCGTGGGAGACCATGACCCATTGTCCAACAGTCACGTCTTCCTGTTGATCACCAATAGCGTAGACTTTGCCCCATCTAGGATGTATTCCTGATTCTGATCCGTCGTCGTCTGTAAGTATGATTCCGCCTTTGGTCTTTGTCTCGCCAAAGTGCATGTCTGAAACTAGCACTCTCTTCTTCAGAGGTTTGATGTCGTTTTCAACGGTGTATTGTTTTCCACCGTGTGATCCAAATCCTTTTGCTTGTAAGTCTTCTAGTTGTCCCATTATAGGATTATTTTAACAGATTTATTTGTTGGCGTCAAGCACTACACATTGATCTTTTGTGGCAGGTAAACCTGTCTTTTTGTCATAGAACCAAATGTAAGAATAAGTGATGTTATCCTCATTTACTTCACATTTTTTTCCAAATGACAATCTTGGATCACTAATAGAACAAGCAGACATCAAAAATAAAGTTGATAAGGCTACTATAATTTTTTTCATCTTTTTATTCTAGTCCGTCAAGCGCCGCGTCAATGCCTTTTTTTGCAGTGCTCTCGGCTTTTGGTTTAGACTTTGTTGCCACTGTTTTCTTAGGTGCAGGTTTAGGCGCCGGTGTGGCTTTTTGTATGGTTTGTTTTGTAGGAGCCGGCATAGCCTTGCCTCTACTTGGAGTATCACTAACCATTCCTTTTGGCTGTTCGTAATACTTCTTGATCACTGTTTCTTTTTTGGTGACTATCTTTCCACCTGGTCCTAACACATCGCCTCTTGCATTTACATTCATGTTACCAACTGCCTGTACTGACTCGTTGGCGGCTCTTAGTTTTTCTATGTCTACCATACGTCCTTGCATGGTTCTGTACATTCTTTTTCTGGGTGCTCTTGCTACCATAATAATATGCTCCTATTACTATTACTTATCATCTCAAAAATTCGGTGATGTCTAAATTGTACAGCATGGGATTGATCTTGTGTACTCCGATCAGGAACAGACAGAAACTTGCCACACTACTGCCTCTGCCTACGCCCCAAACCACATTGTTCTCCCTCAACGTGTCAATGAAGTAGATTAGGAACTGTAGCACACGTACAAAATTTTTCTTCTCGAACAGATCATATTCCATCTGCACACGCATCTTTTCTTCGTCATTTTGGCATTTATCTAACAACCACTGAAGAACGTTTATTTGGTAATACTTGTCTGGCATGTTCCATCGGTCACAGTTGGTTTTGTCAAACACTTCCAGTGCAGTTCTTCGTGGTGCAGTGTTTATCACAGGAAGGTCTATGCCTAACTCCTTAAGGCTTTCTGTATATTTGTCTATGTCCTCGAAATATAATTTTGTGATGTCAAAATCTGGATCCGTATAAAGTAAGTCTATGACAGCCTCTTCTGAGAATATCACATCACCATGATCATTTATTTTTGTCCTTGCCGCCATCTAAAACCTTTGGTTGGAATTCAAATATTTTAGCATGGTACTCGTGCTTGGTGTCAACTGGAATCTCACTGTTGTTCCAACCGAAGTGTCCTGTGTAGATGCCTTTGTCAAGTTCCTGATCATATGTTGCCGTGTCTGCCCTTAACCACCATGGATCAAATTTACTGTATTTTGCTGAAAACCAATCGGGTCTATCTAATAGTATAAGTTCTTTGCTGTCTTTGTCAACCGTATAGGTAATACCGTCTCCTTGCCATGATGAAAGTTCAATATGATTAATAATAATTTTACTGGAAAGTATTGAATTGGCTTTGCAGAAACACACGGCGGCCATTATTTGATCATATGGTGGTTTTGGTAATTCAATAAATCTGTTGTTAGTATTTTTCTTCAGCACTTGATACAAAGGCTCATCCCTCCATGTGGTAATGGTATTGGCGAACACTTGTTCAAAAAGATTTTTCAACCTTTCGAAATATTGTGTTTGTTCTTTTAGATTTGCAGTGTGTGGAGTTAGAGATATGTTAACTTTGTATTCGTTGGAAAACAATTCACCGTCTACGATAATGATACTCTTAAACTTTGTCTTCCAAGTAAATGTGTTTGACATCAAAACTATTTACTAGTCGATGTTGACCAGGTCACCTAGGTCTGGCTCTCCCCTTAACTTCTTGTTGTTCTTGTGCCACGCCTCTAATCTTCTTTCTCTGATTGCATTACGATATGTGTTCAATGCCTGTGTCAGTTGTGCCAACATGTCTGGATTCCTTCCAAACCTCCTTGCAGTGTTGACTTTCCTAGAAAGTTCTTTTATCCTTTTTGATATATCCTCATCGGACATGTTACCTATTTCTTCTTGTAATGGATGAAAATACATCACTACCTCCTATTAGATGTAGTTGTTTCCTAACTGGTGCATAAGCACAGTTGTTCCGCCATCTGGTGTCATGAACTCATATAGATACCTACCTGAAGTTGGAACTGTGATTGTGTCTGAACTTCCGTCACCGCCTGACACGTTTCCTGACACTAGGACCGCACTAGGTATGGTAATAGTGTGCGCCGTGCTGGTCACGTTTATATCAAGTATTATCCTGCCCAATTCGTTGTTGGCTGGCAAATTTGTAAATGCAAGTGTTATCGAAGCATTAGTAGTCAACGTTTGATAGTGTCCGTTAATGTGGTTAAGTGTTATTGCTCCGCCTGTGGTTCCGTGAGGATAGACAGTTTCCGATGTATCCTTGAACTTGGCCCTTGTGACTTCGTTGTCAGCAAAATCACTCGAAGCATCCAAAGAGGCCTTGTTAGACTGCAAATCCTCAATTTCTGTTTTTGCTTCCGTAAAATTATTTTTTATTGAATTGAAGTTGTCTCTGAAACCTTGTGAACTGTTGTCCTGTCCGGCTTTTGGATATGTTGCGTCTATATTTCCTGGTACTATGCTACTTGCCATTATTAGATTCCTTTATCTCTAAATTTAAGATATTTATCGTTGCTACGCTCCACCTTTATAATTGTACCATCCTGTGGTACTTCTTTGGTAAAAGTAATAGTGGTTTTCCTTGTTGATGTGTTGTGTGATAAAGTAATGCCAAGTTCATGGTCGGCAGATCTCAGTGTGCCGTCTGCTGTGAGATATGTTGGCGAAATATTATTATCTGCTGTGACACCTTGTCCAACAAAAACTGTTTCTGTGCCTTCTTTTACCAATATATCTTCTTCGTGTATTATCTCATCAACTGTAAATGAAGCAGTAGAACCATCTCCTGTGAATGTCTCTGTCGCAACCTTGCTCTTGTTCACTATGTACCTGTCAATAGTGAATGATATATTCTTAAATTCTAAGGCTTTGTCTTCAATTCTTTTTTTGACGAGTGCTGATTTACCTGGTTTGCAATAACAGATTGGCACAGCCTTTACATACCCTAGTGGTGCAAGGTCACCTGCTTGGGTTGTCTTCATCCATAATGGCAAATAATCCCACTCCTTGTGTCCAAGGCTTTTCATACGTGTTCTCATGTTGGCCACTGCATTTGGATACAACGTTTCTATAAATCCTAAGTCGGCGCTGAGTTGATTTGCAAATCTTACTTTAGATCCTGAAGTGCTGAACGACAGTCCTCCGTCCGTGGTCACTTCATATTCCGTATAATCAGCAGTTGTGTTTAAAGTAGATGCTTTGGGTCCTAGCAAAGGTTTCACAACGGCATCTCTCAAGGCAATCGAACTTGAAACAACTTCACCTTTACTGTTTTCCATTTTGTCATTAATTTGCAAGTAAACTACCTCATACTTCGTGGTTGTGCCTTCTTTGGCCACGGCAGTCTTGATATCTCCAAAGTATAGGGTTTTTGGAGCATGGTTTTGCTCCATTTGTTGTTGGAAAGCAGTCAAAGTTTTTGCCTCTAGTCCAGACATCATCAGCATGTCTGGTTTGACTTTCATTCCAAAATTTGCATCATCTGGTCTGTATATATTGTCTACCGAGTTAATGTTTGGGTCTTGTGCTATATTGTAGAAGATATTTTGATCTATGAAACTTGTTGCACGACCTGACATGTTTCCATATTCTATTGTTGTAAATGGAATGTCAATGTTTAGTGTAAACTCTTTTGAAGTTGCCGCAGACTGATATTGATCACTAACTGTAACTGTGAACGTGAATGATCTTGTTGAGTCAGAGAAATCACTTGTATCTATCGTACCTATTAGATTACCCTGAGGTGAAAGTGTTATTCCTGTTGGTAATGATCCCGAAGTGACAGAATAGTTTAACACCCTGTTGCTTTCCTGTGCCACGGCCTCGACTGACAATGTGCTTGGTATGTCTGCGGTTAATGTTCCTATAACAGTTGGCGTGGTGAATGCGATACCTATATCGATCTCACCAATTACTTTCATAGTGAACTCTTGGTCAGTGAACACACTTAGGCTTCCAGAGATTACTCTGTTGGCTCTGATAGTAAAGGTGTATGTTTTTTCAATTGCAGATTGCCTAGAAAGTACTCCGTAAAGTTCTCCACTGTTGAGGTCTATTGATACTCCAGGTGGCAAAGCACCAGATTGTATAGAATACTCAAGGTCTCCCTGTAGTGGATCAAAATCTTCAACATCTATTTTAACAACTAACGCATTGTCATGTCTGAAAGTGCCCAGGTCAGAGCCTGTTCTAAATATAGGTCTCCTTTCAGAACTCAGGTCCATGGTCAACGGAGAGCCATCAATCTCTGTTTTATCAATTGTAATTGCTGTGTTTGACACCCTCCAAAAGTCTGCTGTATAGACGAATATATTGTTGTTCTGCTCTGCAAAACTTGTTCCGTCGGACACACGTACCACAAAATCAAAATTCTTGCTTATACTTCTACTTCTTACTGTCCTATCATATGTGCCATCGAATTCATCTTCATCACCGGCACCGTCGTAACCACCCCTCACACCAAAACTTTGGTCTTCGGTCAACTGCACTATTCCGGATATCAAGCCAGTTTTGCTCATTGTTACTCCTGGCGGCAACTCTCCCTGTACAATTTCGTAAACAAGTTGTTGTCCGGCTCTCGTGTCCGAATCGGTTGCTTCCAACTGTAATGAAACACTGGAACCGTCAATGACCCAGTACAGGCCAACGCTTGTTGAATCGTCTAGTCTCAACTGACCCGATGCTGTTGTAAACACAGGTGTGTCAGCGCCTTGCACGTCAAGTGAGAAAGTCCTGTCTGTGATAGCGGTACCGGCCGTGGCTCGCACGACGAAGGTGTAAAGAGTTCTTTTGGCAACCTCAGCCGGAGTACCTGTCAGCAAGCCATCTGTAGTAACCTGCATTCCTGCGGGTAGGCTTCCTGCTATCACGGAGTAAGTTATGGTCGTTGAATCGCTTGTATTCGCTTCGAGTTGAAGAGAATACGCTACTTGTTCGTCTATAGTTGCAATTTTACCTGCTGTGGTTGTCCACACTGGTGTTGCCATTACTTTACTCCTTACAAGGGTATTTATTGGTAATTACCTGCTATTATTCTGTGTGCGAATCCAGTGTTCTAGGTGTTGTTTTAGGTTTTCTTTTTCAATTTTATCACTTGTACGTCGTATGGCTTCCTCCAAGCGTTTTATCTCAGAATGTGTAGTCTTATTTCTATTACGGTCGTTGTAACGTTTTCTCATGTACGCCTTGTTAAGAGACTATGTTATTAAACTACTACGCTTGATCGTAGAACGGAATAACTCTCAATGTTCCACCAATTTTGATCTTGATGTAACCAGTTGGTTGTCCTGGTAGGGCAGAGGCCGAACCTGCTGATCCAACAGTTGCTTGAGTGTCTGTTCTTATGTCTATAAAGCCTGTTCCGTCTGTGTCTAACTGCAAGTCAGCATTCGACACGTGTGTTGTAATTTTGTTGTCAGTAATGGAAACTTGATCAAGAACTACAGATCCTGTACCTAGTGTTTCAAGTTGTATGTCTGAGTTGGTGTTTGCCGCCACGATTTTAGCGCCATCACCTAGTAATATTTGTGTTTCTGCGTATAATGTGCTCGCGGTCAATGTGCTAGGTACCGATACGTTTGAACCACCTAATGTTACTGACCCTGTTCCGTTTGGATTTATGTTTACACCGCCATTAGTATTTAGGGCGATTATACCGTTGTCACTTATTGAAATGTTGTCGACATCCAACTGTCCAGTGATAGCCACAGTACCTGTAACAGTCTGACCGATCGTAGTCATTGCATTTTGAACATCCACCACACCTGATCCGTTTGCGGAAAGTTCTAGGTTAGAGTTGGACGCCGTGGTTGTGATAGTGTTGTCTTTTGTCCTAACTGCATCAACATCTAACTGTCCTGTGATAGTCTGCGTTCCTACTGTAGTGATGTCCGCAGTCGTCAAAGTCCCCACCACTGTTGTGTTCGGAATAATCCTGACAATACCAGTTCCTGAGGCGTCAAGTTCTAAGTTGGCATTTGATGCACCCGTTGTGATAGTGTTATCAGCGAAAGATAATGTGTCTATTGTTACAGTGCCGGTCATTGTCGCCGCGTTGATTGTTGGAGAGGTCAAAGTTTTATTTGTCAAACTCTGAGATCCCGTTAATGTTGCAACTGTGCTGTCGATGGCCGTCGTCACTGTATTGTTGACAGCAGTGGTTGTGATACCTGTTCCACCCGAGAACTGCATCACTTCTGAATCTAGATCGATAGAATTAGTAGTTGAGTCATCCGCTGTGAAGTCTAGATCTTGTGCCGTTACCTGTGAGTCAACGTATGCTTTAATAGATTGCTGTGTCGCTAAAAGTGTGGCACTGTTCGAACTCATGTTGTCTTCGTCGGCTATTCCAGTAACTGTGGCTCCTGTGGCAAGTGCCAAAGAAGTGCTTGATGATAGGGCTCCGCTCACAGTGGTAGCACCAGCGACGGTTAATGTACCTGTGGTTTGAATATTTTCCGCGATAGTGATCTGTGTGGAATCATCAGAACTCATTGTTGTGCCAACAAATTTCATTGCACCAAGTTTGATTGCACCTGTTCCGTTTGGTGTGATTGTTATGTCACCGTTTGTTACACCTGTTGTGATAGCGAATGTGTTTACATTTAGGTTTGCGTCCAACGTGTTGATGTCATTATCCGTACCATATAATTCTACGAAATTGTCATTAATTTTATCAAATGCTGTTCTTAATGGATCGCCTGTGCCGTCGTTCGCACTAGATCCTATGTTTATCACCTGTCTTGCCATGCTTTATGTAATCCTTTTTGTTTTAGATATTTATCGTTAATTTTATAAACCTAATGTAATTATTAAACGTTTATAATGACACCTTGGAACTTGAACACGTGGGTGTCAGCAGATGCACATTGAGCCAGCAGTCTCACGTTGCTACCATCTATGTCAGCGGAGAAAGTCACAGGTGTCACAGTGGTAGATGATCCATCTGGTGCGAAATTGCTCGTTGAACCAAAGGTAGAGACATATGCGTTCGTGCCATCATGCGTCACGTTCGCTTCCACCAGTTCAAATTTGCTATTTGTTGAATCTGTGATGGAGATGAAATATTTTGCACTTCTCACGGCTGTCTTGCTGAAGTTGGTTATTTCTGTGACCGCTGAACTGGAAACTGGTGTAGATCCATCTGCAATAGTGGAATGGCTAAGAGTGGCTCCTGCTGTCGCAAAAGATAGGACCCCAGATCCGTTGGTTGTGATGAACTGGCCAACGCTTCCATCTGTAGTTGGCATTTTGAACCCACTTATGTCAACCTTACCCGAACCGTTTGCTGATAGTTCTAAGTTTGCGTTGGAGGCGTTTGTTGATATGGTGTTGTCTGTGATCGTCACGCCATCTATCACGGCTGATGTGTTAGCCGTAACTGTTGTGAAGGTTCCTGCCACGGCAGTTGTTGCACCTATCACTGTGTTGTCTATGTTTCCGCCGTTTATATCTGCCTTTTGAATAACAACTGATCCAGTTCCTGATGGCTCCAGTTCTAAATTCGAGTTCGACACAGTTGTGGTAATCGCGTTATCAGTGATCTGTATGTTGTCGTCTATTTTTAAATTTGATATCACCACAGTTCCTGTTCCTCCCGGAGTCAGGTTGATGTCTGCGTTTGAAGTGGATCCTATGATGTTGTCGTTGAATGTGAGATTGTCGATGGTCACAGTACCAGCCAATGATGCCGTGCCAGAAGCGGTTATGTTTGCTAGAGTGGTATTTCCTGCCACGTCCAATTCGGCTTCCAAGGTAACGTTGTTTTTAAGCAACGTAGTACCTTCTATCGTCGCTGTGTCGTTGACTATCAGATTGTCATTGATGTTAATAAATGAAGAGTCATCTGAACTTAGACTTGTGCCACTGATCTTGATTGCACCAAACACCACTGATCCCGTGCCAGCGGGTATAAGGTTTATGTCCTCATTTGACCTGATGCCTTCTATGTTGTTGTCATTGAATCTCAACGCAGGCATTGTGATGCTTCCTGTTCCTGCTGGGCTGAACACTAAATCATCATTGGTCCTCACCGCTCTGATTTCGTTGCCACTTATTCCGATAGCATCTGTGCTTATACCAGGAGATGTGTAAACCTCCGTGAAGTTCTCATTGACCTTCTGCATGGCGACACGTAAAGTATCACCTGTCCCGTCATTGGAGTTTGTTCCTACGTTAAGTGTTTGTTGTGCCATATTAAACTTCCATTACCCTTTTAACCACTGTTACCGTGTGTGTGTTAGTATTACTTATCGTGCCTCTTAACCTTACATCATCGCCACTTATGTCAGCGGATAATGTGACTAGGTCACCTGTGTGATTAGTCACCCTACCAAAAGTGGACAGATATACGTCGGTGCCATCGTGAGTGACATTGACATCAAGCATCTCGTACAGGCCAAGAGATCCACTGCTTGGGTCACTTATTGATACGGTGTATTTTGCACTCCTGTGCAGTGTTTTATCGAAAGTGTCAAGTGTTGCTATTGAACTAGGTGATCCAGCGGCTCTGGCAAGACGTATCCTGTACATGTTTACGGTGGTAGTTGTGTTCTCTAGGTTGTTCTCTGCCCGTAGTTCGATGTTACCGCTGTTCAGTGCAGATGTGAATTTCATTAGGTCTGTAGTGCTAGAATGTGTGCTGATGTTGGCCACGTCACTGACGATGTATGAATCTGTGCCATCTGATGTCACCAACAGTTCCGCTATCTGTGACTGGTCAGCCGCATTTTTTCCAACGACCACATAGTTGGCCAATTGGTGGGTGCTCTGTGCAAAACTGTCTATGACGTCATAGGCAAAAGCGTCTCCTCGGAACAAGTGTATTCTGAATGCGTTGACCGTTGTGCTACCACCTGCACTAGATGCCGCACTCAAGGTCACTGTGTTGGATCCATCATGTGCCGCTGTTAGTGTCAACATTGGTGTTGCCTTAGAAGACACGTAGTTGGCTTGTGCCACAAAAGCCTCTGCCCCATTGGTAACCACTGAGGCTTCAGTTATCTCGCTGGTTCCCTCTGTGTTGTTTCTAGCAACAATTATGTAGTGGGCACCTGTTTGACTCGTGTCCTGGAAAGTGTCTATTGCAGTGGCCGAACTTGATACCGTAGCCGTGTCACAAAGTTTGCTGTCGGCGCCTTCGGCATTGGATTCACTGTCTGCCAATCTTATCCTGTAGAATTTAACTTTAACGTCGGGCACGTTACCCTGACATCTCAATCTTAGATTGCCTCCCACTATGTCTGCTGTCAGTGTCACCAATGATGTATGTGAGAAGTGTTCATTGAAAGAAGTTATATAAGCATCTGTGCCATCGTGCACCACAAGGCATTCGATGTTGCTGGTGAAACCGGTCACAGTCTCTTTGGCAGAAATGTAATATTTTGCTCCCCTGTAACTTGAAGTTGACCATGTGTCAAGGTTATCAGTCTGTCCAACGGGCGCCTTCATGTGTATCCTGTATGCGTTTACCTTGGTTGAACCACCTGATGTTGAGGATGCCGAAAGTGTAACAGTGGAAGAACCGTCATGCGCCGCCGTGAGATCCAATTGGTTCGTTCCTTTGGAACTGACGTACGGACCTGAAGAAACAAAAGCACCTGTGCCATTTGTTATCACATTGGCCTCTTGGATCGAGGCCGCTCCTTCAGTGGAGTTGTATCCAATGATGACGTAATGGGCACCATCTATGTCTGTGTCCACGAAAGTATCTATAGCAGTAGGTGAACTTGAAACTGTCACGTCACCGATTACATTGACACTGGTTCCACCGGTTATATCTGTCTCGGCATCTGATAAAATTATTCTATAGAAAGTGATTCTTGTGTTGTCCTGCGCCACAACACATCTTAATCTAACTTGGCCACCACTGATGTCTGCTGTAAGGTCTCCATTGATTAGACTTGCACTTCCACTGAAGTGTTCGTTGTATTGTAGGATGTATGCATCGCTACCGTCATGAACCACCAAACATTCAACGTTGCTGACCTCGTTGCTGTCAAGATTGTTCAGTGATATGAAATATTTTGCTCCCCTGAATGAACTGGCTGAAAAAGTGTCAACCGTCGCTGTAGAACTTTCAGGTGCCTTTAGTTTGATGGCGTATGCCTGTACAGTTGACGCACCAGAAGTAGAACTTGCTTTAACACTTACGGTGCCGCTTGATATTGTGGCAGAGATCTCCAGCATGTCTGTGCTTTTTGAACTGACATTTGGACCTTGCGACACAAAAACGTTTGTGCCGTCGGTCACAACCACCGCCTCACATATGAAATTTTCGGTTGAACCTTTTTGACCAGTAATCACGTAATGGGCCGCGTCTGTTTCACTCGACATGAATGTATCAAAAGTTGTTGCAGAACTCGAAACTATGACGTTACCTACTATTTTCCTTGTGCTGTCACTGTTTGTCTCTGCCGATTCAGAGTCAGAAAATAATACCAATCTGTTGACTATGACTTTGGTGCTGTCGCCCGCTGTGGCAGAACCTCTGAATATCACATCAGAACCACTGATGACCGCCGACAGACTGATAAGGCTATTGTTGCCTGTGAAAAATTCGTTGTAGGTCGTGATGTATGCGTCTGTGCCGTCATGTGTGACCAATGCTTCAATGTTTCCTGTTTCGCCTGTCGCCTGATTGACAACGGTTAGGAAATATTTGGCTCCATTGTTTGAGGCATGTGCAAAACTGTCCAGTGTAGCGGTTGCACTATCTATGGTTGGTGTAAGCGTGATATCAAGGACCTGACCTAGTTCACCGACATATCCAGTCGAGTCGCCGTCACCAAGTCCAATTCTGTAATAAGCCATTGTGTTGTTGGCCGACACAGTGCTTCCATCTGAGTCTGTGGATCTCAATCTTACTTTGCTTGTACTATCGCCAGATGTGACTATGTCTGTTGTGTAGACAGGATGTTGATCACCTTGGTCGGTGCTTGTGACCGATGAACTTGTCATGAATGAATCCTGTAGGTTGTGACAAAGTGATATCTTCTGTGTCTCGAAACTTCCATTGTTCACGTCCTTGTTTACAACGAAAAACAATGCGCCATCATATGTTCCTGCTGTGAAATCTGCCACCGTGGTTGTGCCCGATGCCGATAGTGTTGCATGATTTCCTGATGACGTTACTGCATCTATTATTGTTTCTTGTGCCCCACCAACAGTTACCACGTCTGTGTCAGCGTTGCCATCATCACTGGTGTATCCAGATGAATCATTGTCACCCAGGCCAATCCTGTAGTAGGCCAAGGTGTTTGAATTTGATTTTGAAGAGTCATCTAATCTACCACCATTACCCAACAATCTTACATCGCTTCCACTTATGTCTGCGTCGGTTTCTAGGTGATTGTGACTGATGTCTGTCCTTGTTATGCTTGATGATGTTATGAATGCATCCTCGGTACTGCCGTCACTCGATGTGCCGTGCATCACTGAATATTTGAATGTGGCCAGGCCTGAGTTCTCGAGATCATTTGAAACCCCCAAGAACCATGCACTGTCGTAGGCAGTCTTATCAAAATCTGCTAGTGTCCTTTGTGTGTTCAAAATGGAAGTACAGGTTCCTGTCGCCGTCAAGGTGTCTACCCTTGTTTCATTGGCTCCTCCGAATGTCACACCTGCGTGTGTTCCAATTTTGCCAAGAGTGTTGGTTGTTGTGTTGTCTCCTAATCCTATTGCATAATATGATATTGCATTTTGCACAGCAGTAGACCCATCGCTGATACCTGTTGCTTTCAATTCAAAATTCGATCCATTCACGCCTGCATCAAAAGTTGTGATATCATTCATCTCTCCTGACTTCACTACATGAGAGTCAGATACAAAAGCGTCACGTGTGCTACCGTCAGATGTTATTCCATGATGCACCGATAACCTATTGGCTTTGAATTCAGTATTAGTAATATCCTTTTGAACCATGTGATAGAACACGCTGTCAAAATCTGCCTGTGCGACTGTATTGATTATTTTTTGAGTGGTCATGTCAGGATTGACGTCACCTCTGAAAGAATTTACGTCAATTGTTGTTGATGCCGTGTTGCTCACAGTCTTTGCACCGATCACACTTTCAAAACTGTTGATTGTCGAATCTGATTCGTTGTCTGCTAAAAGGATCCTATACATGGTCACCCTACAAGTTCCTGCCGTGCCGTTGGCACCTCTCACTCTCACGTCACTGCCGCTTATGTCTGCTGTGAACGTGGCAAGTTCCGTGTTGCCTGAATTTGTGGTAAACCTATTGTATTCTGTAATGAAAGCGTCTGATCCGTTGTGTACCACAAGCAGTTCTACATTCATAACTTCGTTTGTTGTTGTGTTGTTAACGGAAACATAATATTTCGCCCCTCTATAACTTGCATGGGCAAAACTATCAACCGTGGCGATGGCACTGTCAAGGTCCGCAGTGACTTTCGTAGACACGGGGCCGTCCGTGAATCCTGATGAATCGTTATCTCCTAGACCAAGCCTGAAGAATGTCAATGCATTGAAAGTTGATTTGGTCGAACCGTCTGCCAGTGTGCCTGCCTGTGCTTTGAACCTCACCTTTGAAGTCGAACTCCTGATGTCAGAAGATGTCACTACGATCTCATCGTCGTTGTTGGTCTTGACTATCTGTGATGTACCGTCGAAGGTGTCGAAGGTGCTTCCATCTGCCGTTCCCTGTGCAATGGTTGTCTTGAATCCTGCGTACTCGATAGAACTGTCCGCGGCATCATATCTCTGAAGACACAGATACCATGCACTGTCATATTTTGATTGGTCAAATTCATCCAGGACACTGTCTGAGCCAGCACCTATGTTCTCGTGGGCGCCATTTGCCGTGTTTGCATCTATTTCTGTGATTGTTGAAAATCCGATCGTGTTCCGTGCGTCCTGTATTGCCGAGTGTCCGAGTAGTATGGGGCCAGTTGCGAAACTAATATTCCCACTACCGTCTGTCCTTAGAAGTTGTCCAGCGTTCCCGTCAGCGTTGGGATATTTCAAACCGTCGATAACCACGTTACCAGATCCATTGGCACGCAGTTCAAGATTTGCATTTGACTCCGATGACTTTATTGTGTTGTCTGTGATGGTCACACCCGATGAAGATAGAGTACCACTTGCCGCCGGGTCAAAGGTAAGTGTGGTAAAGGTTGCCGCGGCCGGCGTGGTCGCACCTATCACGGTGTTGTCCACCAATCCACCGTTGATGTCTATCTTTGAAATCTGCACACTACCTGTGCCATTTGCCAACAGTTCTAGGTTGTCATTGGACCTCGTAAGTTTGATAACGTTGTCAGTCAGATTAAGATCTGAATCCAACGTCAGGTTACTCACGTTGACGACACCTGTTCCGCCTGGTGTCAGGAGTAAATCAGCATTTGATGACGTGCTAATAATGTTATCGTTGAACGTTAAATTGTCTATGGTAGATGTTCCTGCATACGATGATGATCCACTAACGGTCAAATTTGAAACTGTTGTTTCACCCGCGATGTCAATTGTTGCAAGGTCTACTTGGACCATTTGCTTAAATGTTGAATTACCTTCTACAGTGAAAGTGCCGTCCACCTTCAAATCTTCATTTATGTTGATTATTGAACTATCTGTGGCACTTATAGTGGTACCACTGTTGAATCCTATGCCGTCGATTACCACCAGTCCAGAACCGTTTGGAGATATCCTGATGTCGTCGTCTGACCTGGTAGCGACTATGTTGTTGTCATCAAACTTCAGTGCCGGGAAAACAACAGATCCTGTGCCTGCGGCACTTAGATCGATGTCGGCATTGGAAGATTTTGATACAATATTGTTTCCTTCGAATCTTATGTCAGAAGCAACCACCGGGAAAGCATACAGTTCCGTGAAGTTGTTGTTGATCTTGATACCGGCTCGCCTGATAGTATCACCCGTACCATCGTCCGCTATTGCCCCTATGTTGATTATTTCCTGCGCCATTTACTAATATTTAGCGGTTTTTATGATTTGATTATACCGCCTACGGAGCACTGCTCTTGTAAGGGTGACTGACAGGTAAACTACTTGTTAAACCCCACTTGTGAGCAAGATAACCTTCTGCTTTTTCAAAATGATCCATGTTGATAATACCCGTGCCAGGAACGTCTGCGACAGAGAAAAACTCTGCCATCTTACCGCTCATCCTTATGCTGGTCCTGTTACGCATTATACGTAGATCCAGATTGGGTGTCAGTGAGTTGTCATAGTCGTTGACCGGACTGAATGCATAGTCCCTCTTGTTCGTGACCGCGTTCACTGTGTTGTTCTCTGTGCTCCAGAAACTGTCCTTGGTGTCATTCACTGAGTTCCATTGCCATACTCCTATTGCCCAGTGGTTACCACTGGAGGCCTGGTGGACCTCGTTGGTCGTGAGGTCTTCGTTGTTACCCGCGTCAAACGAGAAAGTGTTGAGTGAATTCAGTGTGGTACTGACGTTGGGAGTACCGCCTACTGTGAATGTGGCGCCTGCATTCCCCTTGTCTGTGACTGCGGTTACATTAGATCCACTGACTGAATAACTTGATGTGTCTGATGCATCAATCCAAATTGCGGTTGTGATGTCTCTCGCGGGTGACCACCCCGTGTACTCTGTTATTATGTGTCTAGCGATTCCCAGAGGCATCAGTTGATCCTACGGAGCACTGCTCTTGTACGGATGATCAGCAGGTAACAGCGCCGCCTGATTGAATTTGTGTGCCACGTAT